TGCCAATCTCATAAATCCAATACCAACTGATAATGCAAATAGACCTAGACCCATAATAATTAATCCAAGCGCACCTTTTACGATTTGAGCTATTTGATTTCCTATAATGTACATAGTTAACCCTACGGCTCCAATTACCATTAATATACCCAATGTATCTAAAAAGCCAGGCATTATTAAATTAGCAATAGCTAATGCTACAGAAAGAGCTAAGATTGCGCCTGCAGCTAAGATTAAGCCCGCTGATGTTTTCTTAATGGTTTTATTAATTCCCATTTTTTGGAAGAGCCAGAATACACCACCTATTACCACTAATACTAGTGCTGCTACCATTAAACCTTTCATGATTGGTACAGCAAATGCGTTCATTAACATTAAGCCTAATGCAATACCAATTAAACCAAGACCTAAGAATGCTAATGCCTTTGCATAACCCTCTGCTTTTTTCTGAGATATTCCAAATCCTTTATCCCATATCATAAATAAAAAGCCTAGCCCTAAAATAATTCCTGCTGCAACTGCAAGTCCCGTAAAGACCTGTGTGTAGAAAACGCCCATAAATGCTAAAGAAAGTCCTATAGCTAATAAACCTAGGCCTAACATCACCATCGCTTCATTAAAATTTCTAAAGTTCTCTATAGCATCTTTACCTAAATGTTCTTCTATATACTTAGCCATTGCAACAACACCTAAAATCAGAGGTACTGTAAATAACATACCTATAATTGCAACGGGTGCTATCAATACCATTGCTGCCATCATTAGTCCAAATCTCATAATTGATATACCAATGGCATGGAGTATTACTAATTTATCCAACTCGCCTTCTTTTAGGCCTTGAGTTGCCATTTTAATACCCTGTATAATAACAAATATACCACCAACCCAGACTGGGGCGGTAACTGCAGCGATCATTAAGATTGGTATTCCTATTACCATCGTTGCTGCAAACATTAATATAGATTTACCTATATCTCCTAATACTACTAATCCGGCATTAAGTGCACCGAATTTTGACGTTAAATCTTCAGCACTCTCGGCCTGGTTTAACGCATCAATAATAAAGCCCATACCTAAACCAATAGGTTTAAGTGTTGGTGCTACTAAATTTAATACAATAGCTTCTTGAAGTCCACCGCTACCGCTTTTAGTACTTTCAACAATAGTTTCAATGGCCTCAACCATTCTGTCTATTCTATCAAATATCTCTCCACCTTCTTCAAAGGTTTCTGCGACAACAAGTGTATTTGCACTAATTTCCTCTAGAATACCTCCTTGTTTATCACTAAGCTTATCAAACGCGGATGATAAAAAATTCTTTTTAGGCATGTAGCTGCTTATTATTTTTATAGAAAAGGGGTATGCTTAGGAAAACATACCCCTCACTCTTATTATATATCTCTACATTTTCGGCATCTTAAACGATGGCGTCTTCATAGATGGGATCTTGGGCATCGAAGGCGTTTTATACTTAGAGCTCATTGCGCTCTGTTGATCGTTGGCCTGTTCTTGTTGATCCGATTGTTGCTTATTCTTATTCTTGATGTACTCCGACAGATTCTTGACATAATACCAATATTCGTAGTAATACATGTTTTCGATCTCTGAAGGCTGCATCCTAAGATGTATACCCAGGTAGAACTTTGTCTTAAAGTAATTCTCCAGCGAGATCTGAAATAATGAAAAGACTTTTGATGCCACCTGGGAACTCAAGAGGGGCTTTCACCAATTCTCCATTGTCTCCGGTAGTTTCTAATGTTGCTTGAACACCAATTCTCATTCTTTCAGCAAGTCTATATACAATCATAAACTTTTTTTGATCCCATGCCTTGTAATCTACTTCTAATTGAAATATCTTTGTTAGGCTTAGAACTCTCCAGTCACTCTGGATATAAGGCAATACTTGAATAAATGCTTTATCAAATTCTAGTTCTTTTTCATTACGATCTTTTAAGTATTGAGTAACCTCTTGCATAACACCAATTGTTGGTGGTGCCATGATGATTTCACCAGCAGAACGAGTTTTAATAACATACGTTCTCTGTTTGTCATCATAATACCTTTCTATTTCCTCATCGATAATAGATGGTACTAAGTTTTTAACTGATAACTCAACCTCTTGTTGCTTTTTAGTCTTTTCAGTTTTACCAGATAACATTAACTTATTTTCTGGTTCCGGAAAAGTAAGATCTCTAATGGAAAGTAATAGAACAATTCTATCCTCTTCTAAAATATCTTTGTAAGATAGTCTTTTATTACCAGCAGTCATCTGTGCACATGATTCAACAATTGAATTTAACTTCTCTTCCATATCAATGTAGTTGTTCTCATCCATTGTAGAAAAGTGTCTAATTTCAGCTGCTCTTGCAGATCTGATTTTAATTACGCTATCAGCAGGATAAAATTTACCCATTGATGGTAAAGTAATCTGATCTAATACATGCCATCCTAATGCACTATCAGAAGATTGTGCTTTATCTGGTGTAAAATTTGCCATATTAACTCTACCTAAACCTGCAGAATCTACTGCTGCTTCCATGTCGTTTGCTGCAGGAGTATTCGACTCGGCAGTTGGTCTATTAATACCGTCTTTGGCTTCTAAAGCTCTTGCCATTTTAGCTTCTTCGGCGCTCATTTTGTTTTTGTCTTTGCTCATTTTATTTACTTTTTAGGTTTTTAAGATTTTGTTTAATGTAGGATCTTTGCTCTACGCTTCTGTTACTTAATTCTGATTTAATTAGATTTCTTATGAACCCGCTAACGGATATGGGACGAGTCTCATTATCCAAAGCGTCGTTCAGAATAATCCTGTTTACTTCCCTGACTTCCTCTTCGGTAAGCAGTACTTGTAATTTTTTTGTTAGTTTATCGCTCATAATCTCTTATTAACTGAATATTATATTATGTTTTTTAAAGTTAAAAAAAGAACGTGTTGTTTAGACACGTTCTTTATACTTAATTTATTAAATTAGTTCAACTCTTCTGAAAAAGTATCACACTTCCAACCTACTTCTAATGCTACTGCGTCAGCTGACTCGTAGTTAAGTTCACCAACAAGGTTTACACCTGAAGTGATGAAACAATCATCTAAAGTAATTTTTCTGTAAATATCACCTTCTCTGTTAAATTGTACAACAACTATTGTACCAACATAATTCTTTTTAAGACCCATTTCTCCAGTTTCTGGATTATATTGAGCTCTATACCATTGTCTTAATGTTTTATACAAGTAAGCTTGGTTAGAATCATTTAAGTTAAGCGAGAAGCTAACTGTAATATCAATTGCAGTTGCACCAGGCATACCAGCGTAAGATCTATCGGAAAACTTATATTTTTGTCCGATTGCATCTACTGCAGGAGCCATAGTATCTAATCCACTGATTGAATTAACGTGTTGTAAAAGGAACTCTTGTCCAGCAACTCCATCCGGTGGTAAAATTGTTACCTCGAATAGGTTAGCTTGAACGGGCTCGAAGTTTCTTCCCTTCTTGCTAGTTTGGTCCTCTGAATAATGTGGTAAAGCCATATCTTTAATTTCTTATTTTATTTATATATCGTTGTTTTCTTATGCAAAGTTACCCGTTGCGATTTCACCTGTATTTAATACTGTTACTCTCGATACTAAGATTTCAAGACCTTTAACTGGTTCTACGAACGTATCTAAGATTCCCATGTTGTTATCGATAACCTCAGACGTGTTGTTTGAGCCATCCATGATATTCTTATAGTCGTATACACCACCATCTTTCTTCACTGATTCCATAAAGTTATCAGCTAGAGTTTTGATCTCTAATCTAGTTTGAGCGCTATTGAATTCAAATAGGTAGTTCTTAAGGATTTCTGCAAGACCGTCTTCAATGTAAATTAATACTTCTCTTACGTGAGCTGAAGATAATGCTGATTGAACTCCTTGTTGTGCAGTCTTGTTACCTTTAATAGTTAAACCTACGCCTCTTTCGAATACGATTGGGTTGTAACCAAATGGCTCAAGAATATCTCTATCATTCTTATCAAATGAGAACTCTAAAGATTGTACTCCAGTACCACCTACAACTCCTCTTCTTGGACCTGCGATGATTGACCATGGTAATGCATCTAAATATTTGTCAATATAGTTGTTTGATACGTAAGCTGCTGGTGGAATTACTTTAGTTCTTCCATTCTCAATTACATTAAGACCAGGACCGTAGTAGAATGCGTAAGATGCACCTTCGTTGATCGATGGTAATGTGTAAAGAGATGTTGGATTAGTATCTAAGTTACCTCCTGTTGCAACGTGACGTACATTAAATCCGTAAGGAGCAAATGAGTCTTTAAACGTTGGGTTAGTTGCTGCTTTAAGTTCTTTCACCATTGGTGCGTTAAGAATTGCTGCTGCATTTTGTCTTTCTTTACATAAGAATGATAATTCTTCCTTATTTAAGATTGATCCGTTCTCTAAAGAACCAAATGTATCAACTACATATCTAAATGTAATGTTGTCTTTATCTACTAAAGCGTTACCTAAACCAGTACCTGGCTTAATTGCTGCTAGTAATTCTGCAATTGTTTTTGCAGTTTGTGTTCCACCTTCTAATGGGAATGTCTTATAGAATCCAGAAGCGTCTTCGTATCTCTTAAGTGCGTAAGCTGGTCTTAAAGAAACTACTCTGTGAGTTTCAAATCTATAATAAGTTACATCATCTACAAATGTTTTAACGATTTTCTTAACTCTAGATAGTTTACCACCATCACCTGGTATATACATTCCTACTTTAATATCAGCGTTTAATACACCAACACCATTGTAAGAATAAGTAAAGCTACCTGCGCCATTGTCATCCCAGTTCCAACCAGCACTTAGTGTAGGGAACATTTCTGCTCTATGGTTTGGAGATAATGTCCAAACATCAAAACTAGTATTGATTTTAGTTATGTAGACACCTAATTCAACTGCTTGTGCATTTGCGTAGTCTGTACTAAATCCAATATTTCCAACTGGAGATATAGTTACAACACCAGTTACGTTATCAACTTCAATGTTATTGATTGCTACATATTCACCTGCATTTTCAGATAGTAAGAATGCGTCTCCACCTGTTTGTAAATCACCATAATCAAATGGTCCAGCTGAAATTACTAAGTTACCATCACCATCAACTATGATAGATACTGGGTTTTGCCATGTTGCAGAAACTCCAGTTTCGAATTTTTCATAAGATTTAGAGATATTACCTAAAGCAGTAATAACTACATCACCACCTATATCTTCTATCTTATCGATTTTAACAAATTCTTTATCAACTAGTGCTTTTAAATATTTAGCATCAGTAAGTTCTGGGCTAAGTGCAGCTGCAGTAGCTGTTCCATCTTTAATAGTTAATACTGCACCATCAACAGAAACTATAGCACCGAATTGGGTTAAATCTATATTGTTGCTAGTTTTTTCTTGATTTACTTTATGTGATAATACTTCATAATCTTGGTAGATGTCAAAGTTATTACCGATTAAATCGATTTGTGGAAGTGCATCTTCTTGTACAGCACAGAATAAACCTGTTCTTCTAGCCTCCATATTAATTAGAGTTTCGATGTACATTTGATTACCTTCAGCATCAATAAATTCAGGGATTAAAGATAATCCATTATATTGTGCTAAAAGAGTTACTTCTCTTAATCCAGCGAATTTAGCAAATTGTGATTTTAATAAACCATCTTGATCAAAATAGTCTCCGTAGTTAGGATCATTGTTTAATTCAGTAGCGTCAAATTTACCTTTAAATACAAATACATCTACTAAGTAGTCTGATACGTATTCATCAGCTTCAACTCCTTCTGGAATGTTAGTTTCACCATACCACTCTCTTGCAGTTAATTCAAAACCTCTAGTATCAGCAGCTTGTCTGACGATAATTGTAATAGGATCTTGTTTAATGTTTACGAAAGTGATTCCGTGGTTAGTATCTTCTGAAACAGCAGTTAATAACTTTTCATCAGAAGGATTCCAAAACTTATCAATATCAAATACATCGCTAAATTTCTTAGCTAATACATCAGATGCTTGAATAGTGTTAGCAGATAAACCTTCCGCAGAAGAGTTAGTTGCTGGAGAGAATACTGATACTTTATCAGCGTCATCATCAGCAGTTAAGTTTAATGCTAAAATTGGTCCTCTAGATAAAGCTTCAATAGCTGATCTGTGGAAGAACATGTTTTTCTTTTCTAGTGACTTATCAATACCACCGAAAACTTGTTTAAATTGTTCAACATCTTCTACTAATACTGGAGTATTGTAAGGACCTTTGTTAGATCTACCTACAACCAATCTAATAGTCTCAGCTGGGATGTTCACGGTTTGTGATTTGTCAAACTCTAAGCGATATACGCCTGAGCTTTTGAACTGTAGTAATTGAGGACTTAATGCCATAATCTTTTAGTTGTTATTTTTTAATTCTTTTATTATATATCCTTGTCTTTTTGCAAATTTATTTAAGTAGGTCATAAATATCATATTGTAAATCTCCTTGCTGGTCACTGTCTTTAAATAAGATGCTTTCCATCTCGTCGTGAACCGCAGGATCTATGAAATCTAAGATCTCCTCAATGAAATCTGCATAATCCGTTGTATTAAAAAATTCAGTCGCAGTAATACATGTCATAATAACATCATCGTTCCCCATTTGAGCGCCATAACTACCGTTTGGTAAAGTACCAAATAAGGATGCCTCAGTCACTGTAACTTCATCAGTTAAATCTATTCTATTTATCTTATACAATTTTGCAAAGTTCTGACAAAAGATAGCTTTATTGTCAGATTTTAGTTTTATTCCTGGTTTTATTGTCTTTGCGTCGTGTCTATGTCTGAATTTTACTATCATCTCATCGTCAAAATCATTTCTTTGTGGAAATATACTTCTTAGATACTGGAATAAAACTGTACCATAAGTATTATACTCTACAATCATTTTTACGTTTTCAGAGTTAAAGACGTCTACTGCTAAAGTATAAAGTACTTTCGCAAAATCTTCGATGACATGTTCATTAGATTTAAACCTAGCAACTTGTTCAAATTTAAAAAAGTCGTACATCGCACCAGGATTAATAACGTTCTTAATTTCTTCTGAATTCATCGGAGCGACTTTAAAAATATTAATAACGGAGGAATCACCACCATTACCTTCTGCAATATCTACTGAGAACAACCAAAAGTTTTCAGTATCTTTACAAGTATCAATATCAAAGTTTGGATCCCATTCTAAGAAGCCCTTTGTATCAATACTAATATAGTCGAATTCATTAAAGTCATGATAGACATAAGGCTTCATTCTCTTTCTCATCTTCTTCATATCGACTGGGTCTAATAAGAGGTTGGATGAGGAAACGAATTCATTCCCATATTGTTTATTAAAGGCTTCAATCGAACCTAGGTTAGCAAGCTCTCTTTCATACCATGCCTCGTCTCTATCTGGATGTTGCCACCAATCTATTCTCGTTGCTAAGTATTCATTATCATTACGATCTGCCGCAGCATAGATTTGATAGAACTTATTAAATCCGTTTGGTGTAGATGTAATTGTTATTCTTGAGACTTTCGATGAGGATAATGTAGGATATACATTCTCATAGAAAGAGTCTGCTATCGATGGATGGACGTGGGCAAACTCATCTAGGTATAGATTATGGATTGTAAAACCAATACCAGATTTTGCTGTGGTTGATTGTCCTATTAGTCGACAACCATTATCACATCTCACATTCATGACATCATATTTAATAATACCAGGTTTCATAAAGAACGGTAGGTTCTCGATTACTGTTTTGGCTTTATCAATAATTTCTTTTGTTGAATCAGATTTATTCGCAAGTAGCAAAGTATTCTTATCCATATTAAAGGTAACATACCATGCATTAAAAATAGATGCGGTAACTGTTTTACCCATTTGTCGAGCAGCAAGAACAATATTAAATCTATCATTCTGGAAATTCCTCAACATATCCTTCTGGTAATCTCTCAACTTTACTTGTTGAATACCCTCATCGGTCATTACTACTGCATACTTCTCTGCAAAATAGACAATGTCCTTGGCACATCTAGCTAACTCGGTAATTTCCTCATCAGTATATTCAAATACAATATTACCCTTCTTTAGAAATTG